TCAATCATTTTGTTTCATGCCCCACAATTGAATACAGGTGGACTCCATGCGCGGGTCTATCGGATTAAGTCTTAGAACATCCCTAGAACCCTGCTTGTAAGCCTGGATAACATCTTCAACCCCTGCGGAGTGGTGGACAGGCTCTACCTCTGTGACCTTTGCGTAGATCATGCAGAGGAGAACCCCCATAACAAACCCTAGTAGCCAGTTCACGAATTAGACTCCAAAAAACCAATGTTCGGAGTTTCGTTTTTAAGCGCGTAATACTCCACTTGCACCTTGGCTGAGTTAATCATCTTGCCAGCAAGGTTTGCGAACTCCGCAGCTTTCTTGGCATCAATTTCACCAGACTCAAGTTGGTCAAAGATGGTGGACAGTCGGTCTCTTACTTGATCTACATTTTTCATTTGGACGCTCCTTTTAATGCACGAAGTAGTTTTATGTGGGCTGTTTTAGCTTCAATCAATCCAAGCGGAATATCAGCAAAAGCTAAACTTGAATGTCTTGCAAGAACACGGGCAACATAGCTGCGGTGCAAATCATTTCTATAATCTAAATGCCGCTGTTTTTCTTCTGCAGAATGTATCGCAGCATATTTTTGTTTAATTTTTTGTGATCGCTCTCGATTATTTTTTGCCCACTCAAGGTTTTTTGCCATTGAATATTCTCGATTATTTGCATACCACTCCTTAAAATAAGCCAATCGTTTTTCTCGATTCTCCTCACGATAACGCTTGTGATACTCTTTGTTGGCGTGGTAATGGTTCCTTCCTCGCTCAAGAATTGTCTCTTTATTGCGCTCCCGGTAGGCAGCGTTTGCGAGTTTAATTTTTTCCCTGTTGGCTTCTCGGTATTTTCTGGTTGTTTCTCGCCTCTTTTCTATATCTTTGTATGGCATATAACCTCCTTATAAAAACATCAACCCAAAAAAGAGGATGACTAAGATTGCCGCAGCACCTAATCCGTCAAGCGGGCTAGTTTTTGTTTCCTGGCTTCGACGGCTTTCGCATACTCTAAATCGAGGGATGTCATAGCCCACTCCTGTAAGTGGAACGCCTCTTTCTGTATCTCGATGCATCGCGTAATTACCTCCTCAAGTTCTTTCGTTTCTAAGATAGATGGTGCTGTTAAGTCTCGTAAGTCTGCGCATAGTGCGGTGATTCTTACGACTGCTGCTCCGTGGTTTTGCATACCTGCTCCTTCCGTTTAGTGAAAATAGATTGCATGGCCTTGCGGTCTTCTTCGTTCATAGCACCCCAGACCACCTTGAGTTCTTCTAATGAACCACAAGCCATAACTGCTTTGGTCATCTTCTCTACTCGTGGGCTAGGCTTGTTCTCTTGCTGGTAGATGGCGTTCTGAACCTCATCCGCACTAGCAATCTCTGAACCCCCATAGCCCGCAAAAGCTAGGGCGCGTCCTACTGCTGAAGACTCGCAGTTTTCTAGTGCCGAGGTCTGGTTGATTTGTGACGCGGAACGCTTCTCTTCTGCGTGGCCAGAGGCGACTGTCACACCTGCGCTATCACAGATCTCTGCGCGAACAACTACTCGGTCGTCATCCATGTGAATGATGTCGGTATGGATCTGCCAGTCTGGATGGTCTACGCGGAATTGCTTAACGCGGTATGCGACAGTTAAATACTCTTTGCCGCGAATGTTGACTTTGCCTGTATTAGTCATCTGATTCTCCTAGTTGGAATGTAAGTGGTTCTTGGCTAAACATCTCTACCCGTAACTCACCGTCTTTATGCTTGATGACGAGAGTTGTGTAGTGAGTTTGAGTGCTGTCTTTCTTGTGTTGAATTAGGGATAACCCTTCTGCGTAGTGAACAGTCAAGTCCATTTAGATAACCTCCATGCTTTTAAAATAGAATATTTCAGCGGCAAGTCGCTCGCCCTGTAAAACATAAACAGGCGAAAACAAACCAGCATCCTCTTCAGCCTCCTGCTGCCTAAGCAGGTCTTCTTGGTGAGCTTGCCCAGCGGCATCGTCATAGTCCTCCATAAAAATCCTCCTGGGGCCGAAGCCCCGTTGTTTACTTGTTGAATTGGTTTTGAAGATTTGCTACTGAAATAACTTTGCCGTTAAGTTTCCAGTTTGTTCTTGCTGTTTGAGCAAAGTACCCGTTTTTGCGGACCGAATAATCTCGGTAGCAAGCGATCCGACCAAGTCCATCAATGTCCTTAAATGATGCGCTATAAAACTTTCCTTGATCTCTAGTAGCGTCAGCTTCTTGGATCATGTTTTGCAGGATTTGATTTGCGTTCATCTGTATTTCTCCTCGTAAATAACCACAACACAATCTTCCTCCCCCGTGCAACAAATTTATATTAGGGAAAACCCTTAGTTGCCTAAATGCAACAGTTTAACTTTATTGTTCAAGTCTTTGTTTTGTAAACAATTTATGATAAGGTGCGTGGCATGAAACTGGTGACAAGATCTACTTGCATCGCAGTTTACGAACTGCTTATCCAGTTGCCTCCCATAAAAGCGTGGAATCTTCCCCCCTCTAAAGACATTCTTTTTGTCGTCAGGCATCTGCCCGATTGCTACGGAATGTTTGAGCCAGAGCCGCACAAGATAACCATTTCTTCTGCTAAACACGCCCATTTAGATACTTGTATCAGAACGATGGCGCACGAGATGATCCACCTTCACCTTTATAACCGCAAAGATCCCGAATGGGATAAGCACACCAAGACCTTCTTGGACTGCGCGGCTAAGGTCTCACACACATTGGGTTTCGACCCGAAGGAGTTGTAATGCCCGCACCAACTTGCACAGACGAAGAATTTATAGAGTTGTTCAAAAGGCTAGGTAGCCCGCAAAAGATTTGCGAGCACCTTGGGGTAACAGTCAGAAATGTCTATGACCGCAGGAACAGAATTGAAAAGCGGTACGGTATTAACCTGCTTTCTTTCAATGCCAAACAGGTCTCCATGACCAATGTTGTCCACGAGCAAAAGGCTTATGTGGAGCTTGCGAACGGAATTATTGTAATTTTTAGCGATGCTCATTACTGGCCTGGGCCAGCTACCGTAGCCCACAAAGCACTATTAGAAGTCCTCAAAAACCTGCCTGTAGATGTTGTAGTTGCAAATGGCGATGTGTTTGATGGCGCAAGGGTTTCAAGGCATGACGCACTCTACCGACACGAAACGCCCTCACCTAAAGAAGAGGTTGAGGCTTGCCAGCTAAGAATGGGAGAGATCGAGAACGCGGCTAAGAACGCAAAGAAGATCTGGACTTATGGCAATCACGACACGAGGTTATGGCGGTATATCAGGACAAATGCGCCAGAAGTCTCTGGTATGCCAAACACAGACCTTTATGACTTCTTCCCTGGCTGGCACACCTGTTATGCCATAGATGTCAACGGCAATACGGTAATTAAACACAGGTGGCACAACGGAATTCATAGCACCTATAACAATGCTTTGAAATCGGGCGTTAACTTTTGCACAGGCCACCTACATCGTCTTCAGGTAACTGCCTGGGGAGACTATACAGGCCGCAGATACGGTGTAGACACAGGGACGCTTGCAGAACCTGATGGACAACAGTTTATGTATTTAGAACACAACCCTGTGCCGTGGGCCTCTGGGTTTGCGGTGCTTACCTTCAGGAACGGGGTACTTCTGCCCCCAGAGCTTGTAGAAGTGATAGACGGTGAGGCATTTTTCAGATCTTGCAAAATAGCGTGAACTTTTTCTAGTTTGTGGTATCCTAGCAGGGTCGGAATTGACACTCTGGCATCTAGACAAGGTAAGAACCTCTAAGTGAGGCTTGTTATGCACACCATCCTTGTCTGGGTGCTGGCCTGTCAAGCCCAAGTCTCACTTAGGGGTTTTTTTTCGTCTGCGCGAAACGCCAGCGTATTGAAGAAGGCGGGGATGGGATAGAGGCCGCAGAATAAGTAGCTGCGGAGCCAGGGTCGACACCTGCTATATCCGTCTAGTCGTGGGTAAGGCCACCTAGAGTACCGTTATTACGGGATACATCTCCTTACAGGTCTGGCAAAACGCAAGTTTTGCTAGTTGGTCGTTCTATGGCTTTTAGGAGATTGACATGGCAGACGATGTGTATTCAAACCCTGGTACTCGCGGATTTCAAACCTTCATCAGCGATCACAACAGAATTATAGTTTTTCAAGAAAATATGTTGCTTGACAGTTCTGACTCTATAGAGCTAAGCGCAGAAGAGGCAGAAGAGCTTGCGGGCTACCTTTTACAACTTGCTAAAAAAATGAAGTAACTATGGACGAGTTGATAAGAGTCTCTAAAGAAGTGCTAAGTTATCTAAACAGTCAGCGCGGTATGCTGGTTCGTGACTATGCCTACGATCTAGCCAAAGCTATATCTGTAGCTGAAAGAGAGCTTAGGGTAAGCCCTAATACAGACGAGGAAAAAAAATGATACTGTTGCGATACTGTTAACAACAGGAGGACGAAATGGAGGATTTTCAGCAGTTCTGGGAAGCCTACCCGAGGAAGGTAAATAAGGCACAGGCTAGAAAAGCCTGGAATCAGGTCAGTCAGGTCAGACCATCTCTAGAGACGCTGTTAGAGTCTTTAGATAAACAGAAGGCGCAGGAGCAATGGCAGAACCCTATGTACATACCTCACGCAGCGACTTGGCTTAGAAACGAGCGTTGGGAAGACGAGGTTTACGAAGCACCCAAGAAAGCACCAGTCCTGTCTTTTGCGGAAAGAGATGAGATGCTGAAGCGGCAGAAGTGGGAAGAGATGACTGGCAGAAAATGGCCTGGTGAGAGGAGGTTGCAACTGTTATGAACCTTCAAATCATAGATGCCTTGTGGAACAAGATGCTGGTTACCTACGGGTCGGAGTGGACTCGGAAGTTTGACGGTATGCCTTTGGATGAAGTAAAGGGTGCGTGGGCAGATGACCTTAGAGGCTTTACTGTAGAGCAGATCAAGTATGGCCTGAGTATGCTTGGCGAGAGACCGCCCAACCTTATCCAGTTCAAAGACCTGTGTAAGAAGGCTCCAAACTATTTTGACCAACCACAACTAACCTACAGACCAACGCCAAGCGAGGAGAAGCTGGCTAAATTTAGGAGGGCTTATGCAGACTAATTGGGAAAAACTGCCCCTTGGTAAGAAAAAAGTTGAGTTTGTAAAATGGCTTATGCAGAAACATAAAGTGACGCTTGAGGATGCAAAGTTGGCCTGTCACAAAAAATTTTATAAAGAGGAGCAGCGCGAGATGCGACAAGCATATAGGAGGGAAAATGACACCTGAGAACGAAGTAGAGCAAGTAATAACGCGGTCTATGTCTGCGGCTGAGATCATGGATCTAACGGGACATAACAAGTGGACTTTGTTTCCAATCCTGCACAGGCTAATCCGTGAAAACAAGATCACGAAGAAAAACTTGCGATACGCCCCAACTGGATATTCCGACAAGCGAATCCGCAACGGTCGAGATGAGTTCTTCTGTGCAGACCCCTTTGGATTGTCAGGACTGCAAAACGCGGGGGATCTTCAATGTAAATTGCGGGCCATGCAAGCTAAGACTTCTGCTACAGGAACAATGCAAGGTCTTACGGCAGCAGATGGCAGAAAGGTACGGTGGAATTGATGGAGACTGGAAAACCAACAATTGTGGCTGTGAAAGAGTCTGCCAACGCAGGGCAAATAGGCGGGAGTCACTATAAAAAATTGACCATCCAGCCTTGGGACTACATACTTGCTAACTGTATCGGTTACTGCGAGGGATCAGCAATAAAGTATTTAAGCAGGTGGCGGGACAAAGGAGGCATACAAGACCTCTACAAAGCAAAGCACTTTATAGACAAACTTATAGAACACGAGGAGAGCAAGAATTTACCGCAATCCTAAACTTCTAAAAGCCGTTGCCTCTCTGCCCTGCCAGGAGTGCGGGCGAGAAGGCACACAGGCGGCTCATGCCAACTGGAGTTGGAGTGGCAAGGGTATGGGTATAAAGGCACACGACTGCTATGTTGCGGCTCTCTGCCCTGAGTGCCATTACATCTTGGATCAGGGTAAGGATTTGGCTAAATGGGAACGAGAGGAAATGTGGCTGCGGGCGTGGAGAAAAACGATGTTTGAACTGTTCGATAGGGGGCTAGTTGATGTACGAGCTAAAACATGAATGGACGACCTGCAAAAGATGTGCGGGCAGAATCCGCAAGGTAAGGGCTAGAAAATACTGCAACCCATGTCACAAGGAACTCTATGGCTACCTCCCCGACACAATTATCTCTAGCTTGGCTAAAAAAGGAGGGGTATCTAGCGGAGGTCGTGGAAAAGTGGATACCAGGGGCGAACATCAGGAAAGACCTGTGGGGGTGGACTGACATAGTTGCTATCCGAGAGGGCGAAACTGTTGCGGTGCAATGTACCAGTTGGGACAACATTTCTAGTCGGGTGCGGAAAATAGAAGAGTCCGATACTGTTGGCCCAGTCAGGAAAGCCAACTGGTCTATTTGGGTAATCGGCTGGAAGAAGAAAGACAATCGCTGGACACACAAACTGGTGGACATTTCTTAGGTATACTGTTTAAGTCTGTGGTGTGCTATTCTGAAATGGCCTCAAACCTCCGAGGCAATTTCTCCTCCTCCCCTCACAGGGGTTAGCCCGCCACTCGCGGGCTTTTTTTTGGAGAAACGATGAGCAACAAAGAACGAGTCATGAACTGCTGTAGGGATCAGGCCAGAAGCGCAACCGAGATTGCGACACTTCTTGAGATGCCTAAACAGCTTGTAAAAGTTACCCTGCTCTACTGCTGGAACAGAGGCTATGTAAACCGAGAGAAGAAAGACAGGACAGGCAAAGGCCCGAAACAGGAGTTCTACTACATATGTCGGTCTTAATCTATTCCGCAAATATGGGTGGGTATGACCAACAGCATACCCATGTGGAGCAGACCATTCCTGTTGAGTTTGCTTACTTTGACCAGCCGCAGTTTGGGCTAACCCCGATGATGGAAGCGAAGTGGCACAAACTCCACCCCCCAGAGGGCTACGATTACACCATCTGGATAGATGCTTCTGTGCGGATAAAATCCCCTCACTTTGCCAAGTATTGCGTGGATTCCGCTAAAGACAAATGGGCTTTATTCCGACACCCCAACAGGGATTGCGCCTATGTCGAGGCTACTTTTTCGCAGGATATGAAGAAGTATTACGACTGTCCGATACGGGAGCAGATGGCCCACTACAAAGCAGATGGTTTCCCAGAAGGTTTTGGTCTCTGGGCTTGTGGGATGATTGCGCGGTCTAAGTGGGGTAAAGAGTTAAACGAAGCCTGGTGGACAGAAAATCAAAAGTGGTCATTTCAAGATCAGCTATCGTTCCCCTATCTGTTATGGAAGCGCAACGAAACAGTCTATGACTTCCCCTCTAATTTTCCGTCTAATCTCGTTCAACTCAACACAGGCCACAGAGGGGAGGGCTACCAGCGATGTCCGCGCTAGTCATAGCAACCAAGAACGCAGCCTGCCTGCCAGTCATGGCGGCATCCATAACCTTTTACTTACCCGACTTCTTTACAATCTACATCTCAGGTTCAAGCATGATCATGCCCAAACATAGAACGATTACCTCAGAAAATATTGCGGATAACTTTGGGGACGCTTACAACGCGGTTGTCCACCAGGCAATGGATGACGGACACCAAGACCTTCTAATCTGTAACGATGACATTGTATTTACTCCCTACACTTGGAAGCTCTTAAAAGAGGATTTAGAGATCATCCCAAGGGATAACAGGGGTTGGGTGGCTGCGCGTTCGGATTACGCTAGGGGCATCCAGAATGTCAGGTTTAGGCACGAGGGCGATAGAAACGATGTTCTTAGGCATAAGTCTGAGGCGGCTATTTTCGAGGTGGATGTGGTGGCCCCCATTTGCGCTTATATCGAGGCAAAGAACTGGATCGACTTTCCTCCGATTAACTGGTTCTCAGACGACATTCAGTCTTTAGATATGGCTAAGAAGGGACTGAAGCACTATGTCTCTAGGGCGTATGTCCACCATGTCGGGTCTCAGACCTGCGGGCAGGACTTTAAGAAATGTATTGCGGACGCACAACCCTGGATAGAAAAGAATCGCCCAGAACTTGCTAAGACATGGTTCAAGACGAGCTAAAGAACTGGGCCTGGTGGTGTGCGGGATATGTTGGCCCACCCGTACAGGATAAAGCCGCGAGTGCGGAGGGCAACTATGTCTCTGAAGAAGTCTGGGAAGGCCAAGAAGCTAGATACGAACCCGATCAGCTTGCGGGCGAGAGGGTGGAGGAAATTGTCAGAAATCTGCCTAGTTTTTCGAGAGTTGTACTCAAGGCCACCTACATCCAATATCCCTACCATCTTGAACACAGCATTGCACAGCGTCTTAGGATCTCCACAGATCGATACAAATCCGAGCTTAAAAAAGCGCACGAAATGGTTGCGCGGAAACTCAAAAACGACTAGACTAAAAGGCGGGAAAGTCTACCCTAAATTTTCTTAAGGAGTTGCCATGTACGGTAAAAAGAAAAAGCCCATGCCTGGGAAAGGTAAGAAGAAGTGAAGGACAAAGGCGTTACCGTCATGATTGGCTTACTTGGCCCTGGCAAAGAGATGGGCAAGGAGTCTGAATCACTTCTGGAAGATGATATGTCGGAGTGTCCGCTTGCGACACAAGATGAGACAATCAACAAAGGCAACAAGCAGAAGGCAGTCCTGACCGCAAACTATGGCCCTAGCGAGGGCGAGCAAAAATGCGGCAACTGTGAGTACGGCATGAAGCTGAAGGGTTGCGGCCTTAAGAAGGGCGAAGTCTTCTGCGACATCTTTGAGTTCAAGTGTGCGGAAAGTAATGTCTGCGATGCTCATGAGCCAAAAGAAGAGGAAGAAGAGTAGTGTGGCTTCCAGTCGTGTTTTTCTGCGCGGCTGGTTCTTGTCAATTCTGGTCGGATGATGCCTACACAAGGCAAGAAGACTGCACACAGCGTGTATCAGAAATTATACAAATCATAGACTCCCACCCAGAGACAACCTCTGCGGGGATATGTTTGCCAGTTAAAGAACGCCTTAAAACAGCCTAGTTAAAGGAGCCTTAAATTGCCCGCCCTTTCCAAAGCCCAAAACCGTTTTATGCAAGCTGCGGCCTCTAGCCCTGAGATGGCAAAAAAGTTAGGGATTTCTCGTAAGGTTGCTAAGAAGTTTATAAATGAGACTGGCTCGGTAAAGGGTCTACCAGAAAAGAAACGAAAGAAAGCATGAAGAAAGAAGTTTACGAAAAGCCCCGTCCAAAAGGCTTAGGCAAGCCAAAGTCCCTTTCTGCAAATCAGAAGCGTGCGGCAAAAGCGTTTGCGAAAAAGACAGGAACGGCTTACCCCTCCCTGTTGGCTAACATGGCTGGAGCCAAAGCAAAGCGGTGAACATATTTGTAACTGGCTCTGCTGGCTACATAGGTGGTCACTTAGTTAGTAAGTTGCGGCAAGAGGGGCATACGGTACAGACCTGTGACCTAAAAGATGGTGATGATATTAGTATCCCAAGGAAGATAGAGGCAGATCTAGCCTTCCACCTTGCGGCATATAAGTCAGTCCCAGAAAGCGTACAAAACCCACTTAAGTATTACAGGAACAACATAAATGCCTTACTTGGGCTTTTAGAGTCCTATTCTGGGCATATTATTTTCAGCAGCTCTGCAACTGTATACGGAGATGGCCCATTTACAGAGGACTCTCCGACAAAAGCTAAAAACCCCTATGGGCATACCAAGATCATCTGCGAGGAGATCTTAAAGGCTAGGGGTAACTATACGATCCTGCGGTATTTCAACCCTTATGGGCGTGGTGGACAGGATAACCTGATTCCAATAGTCGAGAAGTCGGAGAGGGTGCAGATCTTTGGTGGTGACTACGACACGCCAGATGGTACTTGCCTGCGGGACTTCATACACATAGATGACCTCATAGATGGTCATTTACTGGCTATGCGGTGGAAGAATCTAGTGGTAAATTTAGGGACTGGTAAGCCTACTTCTGTGTTGGATGTTGTGAAGGCGTATAACAAGCCCTACGAAATTGTTGGAAGGCGGGCAGGCGATACTGCGGTAAGTTGTGCGGATATATCCTTGGCAATAAGTCTAGGATTCAACCCTAAACACACAGAATTTACTTTATGAAGATCAAAGATGCAGCTAAGTTATTTGAAAAGTACGACAAGCGCACTACTGAGAAAATGGCTGAACACAATCGCTCAGGTGGGAATGTCCGTGCGCCAGTTCGTAGCACCAAAAATGCAAGTACCGCTGACAAGTTTGACCGTGGCAACTTTGCCTACAGAAAAGCCTCGCAAGCCCTCACCCAAAACCATCCACTCAAAAACGATAAGGGCGAACCAACGCCAGCGGCACTCCAATTCAAAAGGTGGGGCTTCCCAGTCCCGCAAACCCAAGACGACCTCCGCAAGCTAAAAGCCCTTGGCGCACGAATCAAAGAACGAAACCGCAAGGATTCTTAACCTCGGATCGGGTAAGGACTGGCGCAAGGATTGTCTAAATGCGGACATCCAGCCAGAGAAAAACCCAGACTGGGTGCTAGACATCCAGAATGTACCTTGGGGCGAGAAGCTCAATACCCGTTTGGGTATATTTACAGTCGAGCGCGGGATGTTCGATAAGATCATTGCGAACGATGTTTTGGAGCATATTCCCGACTTAGTCAAGGCGATGACCAACTGTAAGGACTTGCTAAAAGACGGTGGCGAGTTCCACATCCATGTGCCTTATGACTTATCTTTTGGTGCGTGGCAAGACCCGACTCATGTGCGGGCATTTAATGAAAGAAGCTGGCTGTATTACACAGACTGGCATTGGTATCTGAATTGGAAGGACAGGTTCTATATGAAAGAGCTTGTCTTCAACACAAACCCTGATATGGATGTCCCTGCGGAGGCGTTACCTTATACACCTCGTGCGGTTGATTCCATGTCTGTCATATTGGTAAAAGGAAATGGCTGAACTTACCGCACCGCAACAGAATAGGCTCTTAGGCCAGTTAGCAAATATGCTACGGGCTACAGAGGGCGATATTGCGGCTCCAGAGTTCTTGCCTCGCGGGTTAGATGTTATGGGTCTGGTTCGCCAGCTTATGCTTCCCTCTGCGGAAACAGTAGAGAAGCTATCTTATGGTGATCCGCTGTTTAGGATGCCCATGCAGTCCAACATCCCCATTACTGCGGACAGGGAATACTTGGCAGATGTGGTCGGTATGGCTCCTATGGTTCCTGCGGCTTCTAGGGGTGCTACAAGGCTTACAAATGAGGCTGCGGATCAGTTAGTGCGGGCTATTACTAGAAACCCAGAGGCTACTGCGCCAGGGGTGTTAGAGGCTGCTGGTCAGATGTTGCCCATCCCTAGAATTACTGCTTACCACGGAAGTCCTTATCTGTTAAGAGGTGGTAAATTTGACCCCACAAAGGTTGGGACAGGAGAGGGCGCACAGGCTTACGGTGTAGGCGCGGGATATACAGCAGAGGCTAGGCCAGTAGCAGAAAGATATAGGGAGGATCTTTCAAATTTTGAGCAACCTTTTATTCAATTTGACGGCAAAAAAATTGCTGGACAGGACTTATCTGATACCGACTTAGAGGTTTTTAAGTTGCTTGAAAGAGGCAAGAGGGATGCTGGTCAATTTCCTCATAACACCGTTTATTATGCAAAAAAACAAGCCGAAGCATCTGGAAACGATGCTGCTTTGAAAAGACTTAATGAGTTAGGAAAAGATGTAAGGTTTGGCTATGAGGTAAACAGGGGATACCTCTACAAAGGCGAAATACCAGATGAGATATTGCCTAGCTTTTTGGACTGGGATAAGCCACTTAGCCAACAATCGGAAGAAGTCAGAAACGCCCTAAAGCGTAGGATTGTCGATGTTGTTCCCCAAGACAAGTTTGATATGGGTGGCAACGCCAGACTGCGGGACAACAGAGACGGGAAAGTTGACCCAACATCTAGTCAACCTTGGCTGTTGGAAACTGTATCTGAGAGTGGCACTAAGTTTTTCGGGTTAAGCCAAAAAGATGTTGATAGGATGTTTGGCGCAAAAGACGCTAAAGACCTAACTGGCGAACAAATTTACGCAAGACTCACTCAAGACAAGGGGTCACAACAAGCCGCGTCCGATTATCTAAACAGTATTGGGGTGCGCGGCATCCGATATTTAGACCAAGCTAGTCGTGGCATTAGTGGTCGCGGAACATCTAACTTTATCCCATTTAGCCCAGAGGACTACCGCATACAAGAAATCAACGACATTCCTATAGAACGGTACATAGAACAAGGACTGTTGTAATATAGCAACATCACGAACACCCCATAGAGGATTCGACAAATGGAACATGAAAATTTAGAGGAAGCAAAATCAAGTTGGGGCGGCTCCAGAGCAGGAGCAGGCAGACCCAAAGGGGCTACTAATAAGATCCCCAAGCAGGTAAAAGAGAACATCGTTGCGGTCTTTGATGAGCTTGGTGGACTAGAAGAGATGGTCAACTGGGCTAAATCAGACCCCAAGAATCAGACAGAGTTTTACAGGTTCTATGCTCGGCTGGCTCCAATAGAGCAGAAGGTGGTGGGCGATCCTGACCAACCTCTCAATATCGGGGTTGGATGGATAAAGTAGTCACGATTCCTTATAAGCCGAGGGAGAAACAACTTGCGATCCATGAGGCAGTTGATACTCACAGATTTTCAGTTGCAGTCTGCCATAGAAGATTTGGCAAAACAGTTTCGGCAATCAACCAGCTTATTAAGGCTGCGGTTCTGTGCGGACGGGAGAATCCTCGCTATGCCTATATCGCGCCCACATTCACGCAAGCCAAGAGAGTCGCCTGGGACTACTTAACGCATTACACGAGGCCTTTAGATCCCAAGGTCAATATCTCAGAGTTGAGGGTGGACTTTCTAGGTAGGCGCATCTCCCTTTACGGTGCAGACAATCCAGACAGTCTGCGAGGGATATATTTGGATGGGGTTGTTCTCGATGAGGTCGGGGACATGAATCCAAAGATCTGGAACGAGATTATTAGACCTGCGCTTACGGATAGGCAGGGATGGGCGTTATTTATTGGAACCCCCAAGGGTGCTAACCACTTCAAGGAACTAAGAGATCGTGCCGAGACGGAAGATGGGTGGTCACTACTGGAGTTTAAGGCTTCGCAGACTGGGATCGTTGACCAAGCCGAGCTTGAGGCGGCAAGGCGAGAGATGGGAGACGATAAATACAATCAAGAGTTTGAGTGTTCGTTCTCGGCAGCCGTCGAGGGTTCTTACTACGGGCAGATTCTTAACGAACTCCCAGAAGAGAGGTTTAAGGAAATCCCAAGGGACGACCTCTGCAAAACCTTTGCGGCCTGGGATTTGGGGATGGGCGACTCTACGGCAATATGGATTGCTCAAGTCGCGGGCCAGGAGATCCGACTTGTGGACTATATCGAGAATCATGGGCAAGGGTTAGATTGGTATGTGCGGGAACTAACACATAGAGACTGGCATAAGGCCACTCACTTGCTCCCCCACGATGTGCAGGTCAGAGAGTTAACCACAGGCAAAAGCCGCTTAGAAGTCCTTAGAGAGGCTGGCTTAGACTGTACGGTGGTAGCTAGGCTAAATGTAGACGATGGCATACAGGCCGTAAGAAGGCTTTTACCGAGGTGCTGGTTCAGCCCACAGGTAAAACAGGGTTTGGACTGCCTGCGGAACTATAGGCGAGAGTTCGATGAAAAGAGACAGGTTTTCTATGCGCGGCCTCTCCACGACTGGGCAAGTCATGGCGCAGACAGTTTTCGTTACCTCGCTCTTGGTATAGAGACCAACTCTACCTGGGATAAACCAATAAACATTCAGACGAAATGGATTGTGTAAATGGATGATCTAAAGTTAAAGACAGTAATCCAGGCCGAGATAGACGGTGCTTTGGGTTATCTGGAATCAGAGACCACGGAAGAGCGCAGGAAGGCTATCAACTACTACAACCGCAGTTTCTACGGCAATGAGGTAGAGGGTCGCTCTACGATTGTTACGGGCGAGGTTGCGGAAGCAGTAGACTCTGCCCTGCCTGCTTTGCTCCGTGTTTTCACCCAAGGTGACGATATTGTTCGTGCGGAGCCAGAAGGCCCAGGCGATGAGGAAGTTGCCAAGCAGATTACAAGCTACCTGAACTACATCTTTTACCGAGACAACCCTGGCTTTCACATCCTTAACATCTGGTTTAAGGACGCTCTCTTACAGAAGAACGGCATCGTTAAGGTCTACTGGGACGATGAGAAGCAGGTTAATTCTGAACAGTATCAAGATTTGACCGAGGAAGAGCTTGCCCTCATGTTAGAGGACGAGTCGGTAGAGATTGTCGAGCAAGACAAGAAGAAGGTCGGAGAGATCCAAGTCCCGCCCACGCCAGAAGAAATGATGATGGCTCAACAGTCTGGGATGCCTCCTGAGATGAAGACGCAGGATGTCTTTGTCTACGATGTGAAGGTGCGGAAGGTTAAGAAGTTTGGGCAGGTGCGGATCGAGAATGTGCCTCCAGAAGAGTTCATCATCAGCAAGCGGGCTAGGGACATTGTTAACTCGCCCTTCTGCGCCCACAGGAAGCTGTCCACCAGGTCAGAGTTGATTGCGATGGGGTTTGATGCGGATGTGGTGGACAACCTACCCACCTATCAGGATTTGGACTTTACGCCTGAGAGAGTTGCAAGGTATACACAGGGTGAGCAGCCTATGGATCAGCTTGCCTCTATGGATAAGTCTATGGAGGAAGTTGAGACCTTTGAGTGCTACATTCGCACAGACTACGATGACGATGGTATTGCGGAACTCCGTAAGGTTCTCTATGCGGGCAACGATATTCTGAGCAACGAGGAAATAGATTACATCCCGTTCTGTTCTATCTGCCCCATTCCGATGCCGCACAAGTTTTACGGTCACAGTCTTGCGGACAGGACGATGGACTTACAGTTAATCAAGTCCACCATTACCCGTCAGATTCTTGACAACCTTTATCTGACAAACAATGCGCGGGTTACTGCGGTAGATGGTCAGGTAAATCTGGATGACCTGCTAACAGTTACGCCTGGTGGCGTGGTTCGTGTTAAGTCTCCGACAGCAGTTAATCCGATTACGGTTCCCCCAGTTGCGGGTCAAAGTTTCCCCATGCTGGAATACTTGGACAGAATCCAAGAGAAGCGCACAGGGATTACATCTGCCTCACAAGGGCTTGACCCCAACATCCTGCAAAACACGACTGCTGCGGCTGTTTCTGCGATGCAGAACGCTGCGGCTGGCAGGATAGAACTGATTGCTAGGACATTTGCGGAAACAGGCGTTAGAGACCTATTCCTAAATATGCTCCACCTCGTTTGTAAGTACCAAGACAAGGCCCGTATCGTGCGGCTCAATGGCAAGTATGTCTCTGTAGACCCACGCCAATGGAACACGCAGTACGACATCTACATCAATGTTGGTTTGGGAACTGGTACGAGAGAACAGCAGTTGGCTATGCTTTCTATGATCCTTCAGAAACAGGAGGCTTTACTTGGAACGCCTGGAATTGGTCAAGCTCTGGTTGGCATCGAACAATATAGATCCGTGTTGGGCAGATTTATCGAGAGTGCTGGTTTTGCGGATTCCGCAGAGTTCTTCCGAGAAATATCTCCAGAACAACTCCAGCAGATGCAACAACAGACTGGAGCGCAGACAGATCCACAGACCCAGGCACTAATGGCTCAAGTTCAGGCTCAAATCCAGTCTGAACAGGCTAAAGCACAGGCCGACATACAACTGGCTCAAGCTAAGGCACAGGCCGATATTGCCCTGCAACGAGAGAAGGCTGCGGCTCAGATCCAGCTTGAGAGGGAGAAGGCCGAGGCCAACTTACAACTCAAGGTCGCGGAGTTCCAAGCAGAGGCCCAGATGAAGGCGGCTAAAGTCGGTGCAGACATTACGGGCAATGTTCAAGTCCCAGGGAGCTACAGCATTTGAACAACGCAGAACGGGCGCAAGCCTACCTACAAGACGAGTTTTTCCTAGATGTTGTGGAAAAACAACGATCGTTGTATATTAGCAACATTGTTAACAGTAACGCAGAGGATGTAGAGGTAAGGGAAATGAATTACCTCAAGCTGCGGGTACTGGATGAATTTATAGCGTCCATTCGCTCTATCGCTGATGACAAGTTGGTAGAGAGGAAACGCTGGAAGGTTTTTTAACCATAGGAGTAGTGTATGGACACCAACCCACAAGGGAGTGCCAAAACAGTTAGCGAAGCGGCTAATGCGTTTTTAGGGATGATGGAGCCAGAGGAGGCGCAAGCCCAACCAGAGGTTCAGGAAGAACTAGAGACTGAGGCTGTTGAAACTGCGGAGCCAGAGTATGAAGATGGCGAGGAAGTAGAGATAGAGGAACAGACCCCCACCTATCGTGTAAAGGTAGGCAAGGAAGAGGTCGAGGTTCCGCTAGACGAGCTTCTTAAGGGCTACAGCAGAACCGCTGATTACACGCGCAAGACTCAAGAGATTGCCGAGACCCGCAAAGCAATAGAAGCGGAGAGGGTAAAGATTGAGGAAGCGAATAAACTCCGTGACACCTACGCTCAGAGGCTACAACTGATCGAGCAGATGCTTAATCAGCAGGAGTCGGGCGAGGATTTAGCAACGCTGAAGGAAACTGACCCCATTGGTTACGCTACGAGAGTGGCTGAACAGGTGGAGCGCGAGAAGCAACTTGCGGCAGTCAGGGCCGAGCAACAGAGGATCGCTCAACAGCAACAGGCAGAGCATAGTGAGAGGCTTAAACAGCATCTTGCACAAGAGGCTCAGAAGTTGGCTGAAGCAATACCTGAGTTTGCAGACCCAGTTAAGAGTCAGGTAGTAAAGGCAGATGTGCGGAACTACGCAAAGAACCTGGGGTTCTCAGATCAAGAACTGGCCCAGGCTTATGACTCAAGGGCAATTACGGCACTTTATAAAGCGATGCAATACGACAAACTAATGGGCAAAAAGCCAGAGGCCAATAAGAAGGTTTCTCAGGCCCCCAAGATGTTAAAGCCAGGGACAAGTACGCCAGAGGCGAGACAGTCCCAAGAAGTTAAACAGATGCGTGGTCGTCTGAAACAGTCTGGAAGGGCTAGAGACGCTGCGGCAATTTTTGAACGATTCCTGTAAGGAGCAATAAAATGAGTGCAACCTTTTCATCATTTACCGTTGTGGGTATCCGCGACGACCTCGTGGATGTCATCTATGACATCTCCCCCCAAGACACGCCCATTATGTCGTCCATCGGCAAGGGCAAGGCTACTAATGTGTATCACGAGTGGCAGACTGACTCTCTGGCTGCGGCTACTACTGCCAATGCCGCTGTAGAAGGTGCTGACGCTACGGATGCCGCTGTTGCCGCTACTTCCCGTGTTGGTAACTACACGCAGATCCTCCAGAAAACTATCCGTGTTTCGGGTACGCTGGAAGCCACCGATAAGGCTGGTCGTAAGTCTGAGAAGGCTTACCAGATGGCTAAAGCTGCGGCTGAACTCAAGCGCGACATCGAGAAGGTCATTACTGCTAACCAGGGCCAGACCGCTGGTAACGCTACGACTGCTCGTAAGATGGGTTCGCTTCTTTCGTGGATCAAGACCAACTCCAGCGTTAACGGTACTTCCGTAACTGGTGTTGACCCCACCACGATTGGTGTTTCTACTCGTACAGACGGCTCTACCCGTACCTTTACGGAAGCCCTTCTTAAGGATGTTATCCAGCAGGTGTTCGTTTCTGGTGGTACGCCCACCCTTGCTGTTATGCGTCCTGCTCTTAAGCAGAAGGTTTCTGGCTTTACGGGTAACGCTGCCTACCGTGTCAATACCGACAACTCTGTTGGTAAGGTAACGGTTGTTGCGGGTGCTGACCTGTACCAGTCGGACTTTGGCGTTCTCCAGCTTGTCCCTGATCGCTTTATGCGTGACACGGGTGCTGAGGCTGACCGTGATGTGCTTATTCTCGATCCTGAGTACGCTTCACTTGCTTACCTGCGTCCTTTCCAGACCAAAGACCTCGCTGTCAATGGTGACTCGGAGCGTTCACAGTTGCTGTGTGAAGTTACCCTCGCTGTTCTTAACGAGGCAGCCCACGGTATCGTTGCAGACCTAGACGCTACTAAGTAGTAATTGCTGTAAAATGGGGGGTGGGTAACTGCCCCCCAATTTAGGAGTTTTATGCCTAAGAAATTATTCTCGCAAGACCTGGAAACGCAAATTTCCCAGATTGCACACGAAGATGGAGAGGGAAATGTAGTCTTGGAAACTGTCCAAGATGTCAGACCCTTCCTAGAAGAGAACAAGGCCTCCTATGCCCAGATAGACGAAAGGGCGAGATGGGGAGAGTTTACGAAGATTGCGAGTATTCCTTTTTCGGTCATCCAAGACCTGAACAAGAAGGGAATACTAAAAGGTTTCCATATAGTCGATCCTAAGAAGTTAAAGGAATGGCTAAATGATCCTGATCAACGCTTTTTTAGAACTCGACCTGGGAGGATTTAATGAAAATCGCTATTTGTATCCCTTCACGCGGGGATATGATGATGGGTACTGCGTTTGACCTGGCAACAATGTGCGCCTATGACGCTCGGTTTCGAGATGGCTCACAGGGGATCTACACGGTCAACGGGACGCTGATATTCGACCAAAGAAACAAGCTCGCAGAAGCCGCGCTAGAAGAGGGTGCGGACTACATTCTGTGGATTGATGCGGATATGAGATTCCCCAAGACAACGATAGAACGGTTGCTGGCTCACGATAAGGACATAGTTGGGGTGAACGCGACTACGCGGCATTACCCTGTGTCTCCTACTGCAAAGTACCTAGAGTGCGATTTTGAGACGAACACCTCTACATGGATTCCTGTAGACAGTCTGGATAAGACTGGGATCGAGCAAGTCTCTGCGATTGGTTGCGGAGTGATGCTTGTCAAGAGGAAAGTATTTGAGGGCATCAAGAAACCGTGGTTCTGGTTCTACGATCTAAAGGGCCACAAGGTTCTGGGTGAGGACATCCACTTTTGTATTGCGGCTCACGATGCAGGTTTTGAAACCTGGGTCGATCATGGGCTAAGTAATGAGATTGGTCACATAGGCCAATTTACCTATTCTTGGGAAGTCATAAGACAGGAAAGAAAAAATGGCTCTGACCAACTACAGCGACCTCAAAACAACAGTCGCAAACTATCTAGGAAGAAGCGATCTAAGTAGCGTTATTCCTGACTTTATTACCCTTGCGGAGATCCGTCTTGCCCGCCAGTTAAGACTGCGGCAGATGCTAAAAACCGTAACCTCGTCCACCACAGGCGGGGACAATACGGTGGGTCTCCCAAGCGACTTTCTTGCTGTTCGTGATTTCTATATAGACCAAAACCCACGCAGAAGTCTCTCTTATTTATCACCCTCCGCTTTTACGCGGGATGCTAGGGCGGCTGAGTCTGGGTTGCCCAACTTCTACACACAGAAGGGGTCAGAGTTTGAATTGGCTCCGATTCCTGATACCAATTACAGTCTGGTTCTGCTTTACTACGCAAAGCCTGCGGCCTTATCGGATTCCAACCCCAGTAACGAGTTTATGGCGAACTGTCCTGATGCTTTGCTGTATGGGGCATTGTTGGAGGCCGAACCGTATCTGATGAATGATGCGCGGCTACAGGTTTGGAGCCAGCTATACCAAAACGCAGTTTCTTCTCTTTCTGAGTCTGACAACACCTCTGAATATGCAGGGGTTCCACTTACTATGTCTGTAACCTCTCGCTAGGAGTGACAAATGGCTGAATTATCCGATTACCTAGAAAACAAACTTCTAGACCATGTTCTGCGTGGCACGAGCTACACCTCCCCAACAACCGTTTATGTCGGTCTCTATACTTCTGACCCTGCTGATGACAACTCAGGCACAGAAGTCTCTGGTGGCTCTTATGCTCGCCAGGTTCTTGCGGTGACGACTGCCTCTGCGGGCATTGTGACTTCAGACGCTGATGTGACCTTTCCTCAAGCTACGGCTAACTGGGGAACGATTTCGCACATTGGCATCTTGGATGCGCTGACCTCTGGGAATCTGCTTATGCACACAGAGTTAACGACCTCCAAGACGATTGAGACGGGTGACATCTTTAAGATCCCGACTGGAAACCTTACTGCCGAGCTTGACTAAATGGCTGACCAATGCGGGCCGTGGTCTATAGACGATCTTGACCTGTTTGGCACGATTGACTCTATTGAGATTACGCTTGACTCGCCTATTTGGGATTCCGCAGATACTTGTATCCTAGAGTTTTCTGGGGCAATTACAGGTGAAGGAACAGCACAGGCGCAAGCAAACTATGAGGCGGCAGGAGCAGCGGATGTTGCGGGATCAGGAGTACTCGCATCGTCAGCAGAGAGAACGCGCACAGTTGAGGGATTTATCGCGGGAGTTGGCACAGCCACAGGCTCCGCAACAAGAATTAGAACAAGTTCTGGAAGCATTCTCGGAGAGGGAACGCTCTCTGCTTTTGGGGGACTAGAGGAAACTGCGGTTGCCTTTGTGCTTGGAAGTGGTGAGCTTATTATCCTTCCATCTATAACCTTCTCCTCTGTTGCGGCTTTACAGGCTACAGGGGCTTTATCGGGTTCTGGCTACATTTACGGTCAAGAGTGGTCGGATGTGGCAGAAGAAACAAATACATGGACACCAGTAACAGCGGGTTCTAATACTTGGACTCCTGTAACTGCGGGTTCTAACACTTGGGCGCAAAATGGCTAGAACTACAGTTCAATTTACAGAGTGGCTACCCGACCAGCCAGGGCTTATAGGGGCGTTGCAAGAGGCTAAGAATGTCTACCCTAAAGCAGTAGGCTACGGGCCTTTTCCTGATGCCGTAGAGGTCTCTGGTGACGCTTCTGAGGATCTAAATAGCGTGGTTGCTGCTAAGACGGTCTCTACCACAAAAGTATTTGCGGGCGGTTCTACAAAACTGTTCCTGTTGGATTCCACAGATCTAAGCATGGATGATGTGTCGGGTACGACTTATACGACAACAGAGAACTGGAAGTTTACCCAGTTTGGAAGCTATGTTATCGCGGCTAATGGTGCAAATACGCTCCAGTATTACGACATGAGCGCAAGTACCATGTTTGCGGATCTGGACGCTTCTGCACCTATAGCCAAGTTTGTAACAGTTGTCCGAGACTTTGTTGTGGCAGGTAATACTGGAACCGCAACGAATGAGGTTATCTGGTCTGGCATTAACAATCCTAATACTTGGGCCTCTTCTGCGGTGACTCAGTCGGACTCTCAGACGATCCCTGATGGCGGTGAAATCCGTGGGATTACAGGCGGTGAGTTTGGCCTCGTACTGTTAGAGCGCAGTATTCAGAGGATGTCCTATGTTGGGACTCCTCTCGTATTCCAGTTTGACAACATTTCTAGGAATCTCGGCTGTTACGAGTCTCAATCCGTTATCCAATGGCAGGGTATTACCTACTTCTTATCTGATGACGGGTTCTACGCTTGTAATGGTGAGCAGGTGGTAGGAATCGGTGCGGAGAAGGTAGATCGTTTCTTCTTTGAGACTGTAAATGAGTCCAGCCTGTCCACCATGTCTGCGGCTGTAGATCCTATCAAGAATCTTATTGTCTGGGGCTATCCTTCTAACGATGAGTCTTACTACTTACTTATGTACCACCTCCCTACTAAACGGTGGAGCTACGCAGAGACAACCGTAGACCGTGTAGCGTCTTTTAGTACGCCTGGTGTGACCTTAGAAGGCTTAGATACCTACAACGCCTCCATAGACGCTTTAGGCATCTCTTTAGACTCCAGACAATGGATTGGCGGCAAGATGGTCTTTGGCGGCACTCGTGGCCCTGCTGTGGTCTCGTTTACAGGTAATCCTAAAGAGGCCAGCATTGTCACAAACGAAATAAACGCAGACAACAATACGACTATGGTGACGCTTGCCAAACCGATTGTAGACGGTGGCTCTGCGAGTGTGTCTGTGGCCTCTCGATTCCTGTTATCTGATACGCCCAACTTTAATACCGCAGTTGCGGCAGATTCTGACAATAGGGTTGGAATTAGGTCGGTAGGCAGGTATCATAGGCTTCGGGTTATTCCCTCTGGAAGTTGGACAACTGCGATTGGGGTGGACATAGATATTCAGCCTGCGGGGATGCGATAAATGTTCCGTAGACTGCCTCCGCAAGGCGGGACTCCCAGAGAGGTTGCGGAGATCCTGAATTTCGTCATTAACGGCAAGACGAATAACACAGGCACGATTACGCTTAACACGGGAAACGCTACAACCACATCTCTGGTGGACGAGCGTATATCTCCTGATACCAAGATTGTTATATTGCCCTTCTCGGATGCGGCAGAAGCAGATGCTTCTCCGTTTGGTGAGTTTTCCAACAATACTGACCAGACCGCACCAAGTACGGGAACCTCTGCGCTTGTAGAGTGGGACACCACAGATAAGTCTTCTGGGGTTTATCTGAGTAATACCACGCGGGTAAATATCAGGAACGCGGGAACTTATTCTGTGCAGTATTCGTTACAACTTACAAGTTTGAGTAATGCGGCAGAGTACGCAGACATTTGGTTACGCAAGAGCGGTACAGACATTGCCAATTCTGGTAAGCGGTACTTTATGCCCATACGGAAGTCGGCTACAGAGCCTTCTCATATTGTTGCGACTTACGAAACTCTAATTACCTGTAACGCGGGTGATTACATAGAGGTTGCGGGTTCGGTAAGTTCTACCGATGTGACTTTAGAACACTTTGCGGCAGACAATGGGGTTCCAAGACCTGCCATCCCTGCGGCATCTATCGTAGTAAAACTGGTCTCTCCGCTTGCCTACTCTAATATTTATGTGAGTTCGCAAACGAATGGATCTGCGGTTATATCGCATTACGCCAACGACACGGCAAACAAAACTTACGCTTACATCTTAGTGGGATAAAACTATGGCTGAACCAATGACACCCCAATTTCCTGACTATGGCCTTCCAGCCCTGCGCGGTGCGCCTAGCGGTGAGTCTCGGATAGACCCACGCTTACAGCCCTACTTAGAGCTTGGACTGCAACGGGCAGAGCAACTCTTTTTCGGGCCTGGGCCACAGTTCTTCCCTGGTCAGACTTATGTTGCTCCTTCCGAGCAGACGCTTGCGGCTTTACAGCAACAAGAAGAGCTTGCTAGAGCCGCACAGCCAGCCCTCACAGCCTCACAAGAGGCTTACATGGGTGGACTTAGGCAACTAGGTGAAACTGCGGGCGGGGCGTTCTTAGGTGGCTCCCCTTACCTTCAGAGTGTGATTGAGAGTGCTACTCGACCCATTGCCACTCAGTTTGCGGAACAGACGATGCCTACTATTGCCTCGCAATACTCTGCGGCTGGTCGGTATGGTTCAGGTGCTATGGCTCGTGCTACGGGTCAGGCACAAGAGGCGGCAAGTCGGGCTATAGGTGATGTTGCTGCTCAATTGGCTGCGGCAGACTACGCACGAGAGCGTGGCATCCAGCAACAGGCTATAGGCGCACAGTTAGAGGCCGCTAGATTGGCCCCTCAGTTCTACCAGCAACAGTTCCTGCCTTCTCAGCAGTTGGGGCAGATTGGTGCGGCTAGGGAGGCTATTGCGGCTCAACCCTTACAAGAAGAAATGGCTAGATTCCAGTTTGGTCAACAGGCTCCCTACCAGCAGTTGCAGGGCTTCTTGTCTTCTGTCTACGGTACGCCTCTAGGTGCATCTCAGTATCAGAACATCCCGCAAGCCCAGACAAATCGGTTAGGTCAGGCATTAGGTGGCGGTATCCTTGGATCACAACTTGGCGGTATGTTTGGTGTGACACCTACTAACCCTAGCGGCTACGCTACAACAGGTGCAATCCTTGGTGGCTTGGGCGGTCTCCTGTTCTAATGGCTACCATTACCACCGAGAAGTTTGGTGACCTTACTTTTGATAGTGGCTCGTTTCTTTACGACTACAACAGCCAAGGCGATAAGGTTGCTGGTCAGTTTAAGGTTAGCGGCCAAGAATATACCTTCATTCCTCAGAACATTGCGGAAAAGGGCATCATATCTGGTGACAGGCAAAGATACCTCGGCAACCTTATTGTTGGTGACAACCTAAAGGCGTTAGGAACAGAGGGCGTTTATGTAGACCTTGCTGGCGTAAACAACTATGACACGGCATTTGAAAAAAAGGGCTGGTCTACAACAGGCTTTTTAGTTCCTGCGGATGTAGCATCAGAGAGAAAACTTGTTAGTAGCGTCCGCAGTTATGAGATAGGCAAAGACCTTGGAAAAGGTATGCAGATGGGCGCAATCCAAGGCGTAAGTGAGATTGGCGGCAAGCCCGTCTATGTCACAACCCCTATGGGCAAAGCTCAGTCCACATGGATTCAGCCACCAGGAACATCTGGTTACGATGGTCAGAATGTAACAGGCACAAGCCAAGGGCGTTATACCTACACCAAGTCTCCGTTTGGATTTATCGGTGAGATTGTTAGTGGCATTGGTCAGGCAGTTGGTAGCATCCCACTTCTTCCCGAATTAATCGGATTTGCTACTGGACAACCTTTAGTTGCGGCAGGATTGCGAGGTGCGGCTGCTGGTGCAGCAGGTGTAGACCCACTTAAAGCAGGGCTGATGGGTGGCCTTAGTGCGGCAACTGTGGCGTCCGTATTGCCCACACCTGCGCCTGGAGTGGATTACTCTTTAACCGCTGGCGGTGCAGATGTAGGCGGCCTTGGCTTTAAGGTTCCTGCGGGCGAGGCTGCTGGATTGCAACTTGCTCCAGATGTTGTTTCTGAGGGCTTAAAACTTGCAGCAGCAGATTTAGCACCCGCATTAGGCGCAAGCGTTCTTCCTGTTAACTTGGGTTTGGGCGCACAGGACTACAGTCTTTTAGGTGGCACAAGCCCAGAACAACTTGCAACAATAGGCGAAACAGGATTACTTTCTGGGACTGCGGGAGAGGGCTTACAACTTCCACAGGTTCCCGCATTGCCTAGCATGGGCGGTGGACAGGGGTTATCTGTTCCTGTAAGTGGCGGGACAGTAACAGAGGCTGGATTTACTCCTACTGGTGCTACACCTGTTCTTGGAGACCCAGGTTCGTTTATCAACGACCCGAATGTTTTAGGGCAACCCGTTATTCAGGATATTCCTGGCTCAATACTTCCAAACATCTCCATCACAGACGCACTAAGAGGTGCAAACCTAGCAAATCAGCTTTTAGGTGGTGGACAGCAAACCGCTACAGGCTTCCCGCAACAACAAGCACCCTTTCAACCTATGGGTGTGGATTACTCTGGTATCTACGGTCTGTTAGGCCAAAGACCCTCGGTTCCTGGCATTGCACCTTTGCTTGGGCCAGCACAACTCCGTTATCCATCTTTATTGGGATAGAGACATGAACGACATACTTGGTGGCAGTCAGGTTTTGGGATTACTAAGCCCAGAGCTTCAACAGCAGGCAGAGCAACGCGCTCGTTCTGCGGGTCTTACTAACCTCGGTTTTGCGTTACTGCAAGCCTCACAGGGGCAGCCTGGGCAGCGTAGACCTGGGTTAGGACAGATTATCGGGCAAGCAGGGCCAGTAGGTCTGCAAGCCTACCAGCAGTCTTTCGACAGGACTCTGCAAGATATGTTACGCGCACAGCAGATCCAAGACGCGCAGAGGCAAAGACAACAACAGTTGCAACAGCAACAGCAACTAGAAACATTTATTGGTGGACTGCCTCCAGAACAGCAGGCACGATTCCGCGCATTCCCGACACAAGCGGCAGAAGCCATGTTTAGGGAGCCAAAGGTTGCGCCAGGAGTTGTTGGTGAATACAACGCTGCGGTTGAGTCTGGTTTAATTAAGCCAGATACCACGCTAGAGCAATATGTGGCTATGAAGAAGCCTCCTGCGCCTAGTGCAACAGCCATTGCTGGTGGCCCAGGAGATGCCTTTTCGCAAGAGGTGGCAAAAAAACAAGCGGCAAACTTTGTTGCCATTGAAGAGTCTGGAAGAAATGCGCGAAGCAAAGCTAGAGACATAAACCGCTTAGACACTTTGTTATCCAAGGTTGAAACTGGTGGTGCTGCCGCATTTAAGCAGGCCGCAGGTAACATCGGTATCAACACAGAGGGCTTGAACGAGATTCAAGCGGCACAGGCAATCATTAACAAACTGGTTCCTGCACAACGCCCGCCAGGGTCGGGAACAATGTCCGATGCCGACCTTGCCTTGTATAAAGAGTCGCTCCCTCGGATTATTAACCAGCCTGGTGCTAACAAAGAGATCATCCGTAGCATGAAGGAGATCAACGACTACATCATTGAAGAGGGCAGAATTGCCGCTGAAGTTAATGCTGGACGAATGAGTAGGGAAGAGGGAATCCGCAGAATGTTTGCCCTTGGCAATCCTGTGCAAGACTTCTTTGACAGAACCACAGCGGGTGGATCAACTCCCACTCCAGGGAATTTACAAGATGCAGTTAACGAAGAGCTTAGAAAACGAGGCTTGCGATAATGGATCTATCAAAACTTTCCGACAGCGACTTAAAAGCAATAGCAGATGGTCGTATGGATGCTGTGTCATCTGAAGGGCTTGAGTATTTAGCCAGTCAAATCCCACAGCAACGCCCCCTTAGTGCTGGTGAGGTTGCGGCAGGGGCAATCCGTAACTTTCCTGAGTCTGCACTTGGCCTTGTCTCTGATTTAGCTACTGCGGTCACAAGTCCTATCCAAACTGCTAAAAGCGTTTTAGACCTCGGTGCGGGAATCCTACAAGCCATTCTCCCAGAATCTATCGTTCAGGCTATAGGTGAAGACAAACCATCTAGGGAAGTAGCCCGCAAGGTCGGTGAGTTTTACACGGATCGTTATGGCTCTGTGGAGGGCGCAAAGCGAGCTATTGCTACAGACCCTGCTGGCGTATTAGCAGATGCGGCAACTGTTTTGTATGGTGCTGGTGGCGCATTACGAGCCGTTCCTGGGGCTTCTCAAGCTGCGGCTACAACACAGCGTCTTGGAGCGACTATAGACCCTCTAGCGGCTGTTACGCGAGGCGTTGGTAGTGTCGTTCCCCCTGTGCTTGGCATGACAACAGGCGCAGGTGGCGAGGCTATACGACAGGCTTTTGAGGCTGGCAGGGCTGGTGGTGAACGCGCAAGAATGTTTAGAGAGAATATTGCTGGTGCTATTCCACAAGAAAATGTCTTAAATGCGGCAAAGCAGAATCTAGCTGTCCTGCGGAATGTTAAATCTGACCAGTACCGTTCTGGCATGGTCAACATTGCCAAAGATAAGACTCAGTTATCGTTTGATGGGATTGATAAGGCACTATCCAAGGCAGAGAAGCGCACTAAGTTTAAGGGCCAAGTTACCGATGCTGTGGCTTTTGATAAGGTCACAGAGGCTAAGACGCTTATAGACGATTGGAAGTCTCTTGATCCTGCGGAGTATCACACGCCAGAAGGTATGGATGCTCTTAAACAATCTGTGGGTGCAATTCTTGAGGGCTTAGATCCCAAGACCAATGCATACAACACGATCAATGATGTGTATGGCTCGATTAAGAGCGAGATTGTGAAGCAGGCTCCCGTGTACGCAAATGTGATGAGCGATTACACAAAGGCAACGGATCAGATTAGAGAGATTGAGAAAGCTCTGTCTTTAGGTAACAAAGCGTCTGCGGATACTGCGATGCGTAAACTTCAATCTCTTATGCGGGACAATGTTCAGACGAACTATGGTCAGCGTGTAAGCCTTGCTAGGCAGTTAGAAAGCCAAGGCGGGCAGATGATGATGCCTGGTATTGCAGGACAAGCATTGCAGTCTGTTGTGCCTCGCGGTATGTCTCAGGTTACAGGTGGTGGACTAACAGGCTACTTAGGTTTTCAGGGAATGTTGCCACAAGCGGCGGCAACTGCGGCTTTGTCATCTCCGAGACTTATGGGTGAGGCGGCTTATGGTGCTGGCCTTGCGGCTAGACCAGTTAGTGCGGCAGGCAGACAAGCACCTTTCGTTTTAACACCAGAACTTTACAACCTTCTTATCCAGTCTGGACAAGTTCAACAGCTACAGGAGTAACAAATGACCAAGGCAAAGATTTCAGAATACGATGCAGTAGCAGCCAACAACACAGATGTCAACGGTGTAAACATAGCGGAGAACTGTCCTCCTTCTGGGATGAATAACATGGGGCGCGAGATTATGGCAGCCCTCAAGCGATTCCAGACAGGTGCGGATGGTGACTCTGTAACTGTTGGCGGGTCTTTAGTTGTCTCTGGTACTGCTACGACAAATACCCTTACTGCTGGCCCTGTCTCTGCGACCACACTCAACACAAGTGGCGCAGTCGTGTTCAACGATGCGGGGGCGAATGTCGATTTCAGGGTAGAGGGCGATACAGACGCTAATCTGCTTTTTGTGGATGCGAGTGCGGATGCGGTGGGGATTGGTACGAGTAGTCCTAGCGGAAAAGTAAATATATCTGGAAATGCTTCAACTGCACCACAATTGCGAATTGACGCAACATCAGCATCAGAAGATGTTCAAATAAATCTAGCACCTAAAAGTTCCGCAAGTTCAATTTGTAATGCTGTAATAACAGCTGAATCTGAAGAAAACGCTTTTGCTAGTGCTTTATATTTCAGCACTAGGTCATCTGGTGGATCAACAACCGAGCGTATGCGTATCAACTCCAACGGTCATGTAGGCATAGCGACTACATCAACTTTATTAGGGTATGGAGGGCAAAAGTTTTCTTGTAACGGGACAGGTGTTTTTCAGGAAAGTGGCAATACCGTTTTGGCCGTAAATAGGACCACGGATGACGGGCGTTTAATTGATTTTTATCAAGCTGGTACTCTTGAAGGCAATATCTCCGTTTCCGGCTCAACAGTTTCATACAACGGTGGACACTTATCACGATGGGCGCAGACCTTATCCGCAAAAGATTCCTCACTCAAAAAAGGCACAATCTTATCCAATCTCGATGAAATGAATGTTTATGTAAAGCCAACTCTTTACTGGACTGAAGAAGATGAGTTACCCGTAGACGAGGAAGGCAACCCAACTGTTGCGGTCGGTGATGTTAAGCAAGAAACCTCTGTAAGCGACAACGAACAGTTAAACAAAGTCAAAGTCTCTGATGTTGAGGGCGACCCCAATGTTGCTGGCGTATTTGTGAACTGGGATTATGACGAGGCTCACCAAGTAGACGAGATCAATATGGCGATGACGGGCGATATGATTATCCGCATTGCTGGTGGCGTGACCGTGGCCCGTGGTGATCTGCTTATGAGTGCGGGTGACGGTACTGCGAAGCCGCAGGGTGATGACATTGTGCGGTCTAAGACGATTGCCAAAGTAACCTCAACTCATGTGACCTGCACCTATGACGATGGTTCGTACTGTGTGCCTTGTGTACTCATGGCTTGTTAAACATTTTATTTGTCATCGGAATAGGGTTTAATTGGGTATGGACTGCGGAACAAAACCTGAATGCGCTGAGATTGCCGATAGAGCAGTCCGCAAAACTTTTGCTATCCTCGGTGTCAACATAGACAACCCAGAATCTGTAGAGGAGTTCCGTCAGGATCTACGCTTTGGCAAGAAGCTAAGAAAGCTATCAGATCATGGAACGATGGCCTTCTTTGCGGCTGTGGCTATAGCGATTGTTGGTGCTATTTGGATTGGCATTACCTCGTCCATAAAAGGTGAATAGTGCTTGCGGAGATTGCCGCTGCAAACGCGGCTTTCGCGGTCATCAAGTCTGCGATACAAAACAGCGGGGAGATTGCCGCTGCGGGTAAAGCAGTCGTAGATTACTTCTCCGCTACGAACAAGATAGAAGAAGAAGTAAAGAAAGCACCAGAGCATAAGAAGTCAGACCTAGAAGAGTTCCTCGCCTTAGAGCAACTCAGGAAACAAGAACAGGAGTTAAAAGAGCTTCTGATCTACCAAGGTCGCCCAGGAATGTGGGACGACTTCCAAGCATTTAGAGTTAAGGCCAGACAGCAGAGAGAAGCCGCAGAGAGGGAGAAGATTCGTGCGGAACTGGCAGAGAAGGCCCGCAGGAAGAAACTCTTGGAAAATATTATGTTGACCCTTTGGATGATCGTCCTTGCGGTCACGATTCTTGGCATTGCGGGGCTTGCCCTTTATCTATTTTTGGAGACCAGATGATTCCACTTGCAGCGATACTCGGAATAGGCGAGAAGGTGTTAGACCGCGTACTTCCCGATCAGGAAAAAGCAGAGGAAGCAAAGGCAAAATTGCTAGAACTTGCCCAATCGGGAAAGCTGGCAGAGCTAGAGGCTTCTGTTAAGGATATGGCATCTGCCCGCGATAGGGAGATCAAAATAGCAACATCTGAAGCCGCACCTTTGCTAAACAAGATTGTGACCCCAATCCTCGCCTTGGGTACTGTTAGCCTTTCGTTTGTTTTGTTTGCGGTGATCTTGTTTGTGCCTGTGGATCAGGCCAGCAAGGACATTATTATTTATGTGCTTGGAGCTTTGACCTCTGCGGTGACGATGATTCTGGGTTATTACTTTGGGTCTAGCGTGGGCAGCAAAGAGAAGTCACAACAGCTTGATGAGATTCTGGAAAAGAAATGAACTGGTCAGACTACCCTAATTTCTCCGCAAAAGAATTTGACTGCCAATGTGGATGCGGGCAGAACGAGATGAAGCCAGAGTTTATGGCAAAGCTACAGAAGCTGCGGGAAACCTATGGCGCACCTATGAAGGTCACTTCTGGCTACCGTTGCCCCCAACATCCCGTAGAGGCTAAGAAAGCCGCACCAGGCGCACACGCCTCTGGTTTAGCTTGTGACATAGGGGTACAAGGGGAAGAGGCCCACAGGCTTCTAGGGCTTGCTCTGGAGGTTGGATTCACGGGTATTGGAGTCCAGCAGAAGGGTACAGGTAGGTTCCTACACTTGGACACGCTAGAAGGCGATTTACGCCCTACCGTGTGGAGTTATTAGACCCGCAGTAGTTCTACCTCGTCAGGTAGCTTTCACCAGTTCCCTGGATGCCAGTCGCTCGCTCGCTGCTGTGCTGCGCTGCGGTGACCTGCGGTGTACCATTACTATATACAGTTAGTTGTTTTTTTGCAACAACTCCTTTTTTAAGACGCTTATCCGCAGTTCGCTTAGGTCATCTTCTGACATTAGGCTGCTAACCCACCTGCCGTACCTATTCTTCCCCATACCAATTTTTAGCATCTCATCGTCCGACAAACACCTGCGGGCAGTAAAGTCTCCCACGCGATGCTTGTCAAAAGCCTTTGAGGAGTTAAACACGGTAAAGCAGGTCGGGCATTGGTTAACATCACCTCTAAAAGAGGGTTGCCCTGGCTTACCCAGTATCTTGGTCTTTACCATCCTGGAATATCATCCTCTAACTGCTCAAACGACTGGGCCTTCTTCTGCGGCGCAGGTGCTTGCTCTTTCGGGCTAACAGACAGGGAGAAATACTTCCTGCCCGCCATCTTGCCCCCCTCCTTGCCCTCGCGCACCCAGGCACTCAGCCAGTAGTCCACCCCATCTACATTTATGCTCCCCTTAAAGTCAGGGTGTTTCTCTGTCTCTTTTTTATCGTTGCGGGCCAGCATCCCACTATTTGTATTGTCGTAGCTCATATCATCTCCACTTGTGTTAATTGGTCAAACATCTGGTCAACCTCTGCCAGAAACTCGGTTACTTCTTTCTCGATCCAGTCTATCTCCTCTTGAGAGGGCGTATAACGCCTTATAAAGAGTTGTTGGGCCTCTGGTAGCCTAGAGTCGTAGGAAACGAAGTCAACCCATTTACGACCCGTACAAGCGCATTGCAAGATCATCTGCGGCTTATGCTCTTCTGGGACTACGCCCGCAAGCACCCAGCCGATGTGAGTCGTGCTGTTAGGACACTTAATCTCTACTAGGCCATCGTCTACTAGACCGTCTGGCGATGCCCCGCAGAAGGGGATGCTTGGGTGATCTACAAAGCCGACATCCTTTACAAGCCTTCCCGTCTTCTGTTCGTAGGCTTCCTTGGCCCGTGGCTCTTCCTCTATGCCGCGTGTCATGGCGGGCGTTACAAACTTGTCCACCACATCGCCTGTAAGCCTCTCACACAGAATCTCTATCTTCAGAGCCTTACGCTCCGCAGAATCGTCTCCGTTCTTGAGCCTCTTTACGATTGCTTTTGTACGGCTGGCGGTGGCTTTCCCACACCTCTGGTTATGCCAAGCACCACTACCCTGTAACTTGTTTTCCTCTCTCACAGCATTTCTCCTACTCTGTCATAGAATTCCTTGCTAACCAATTCCAGCAAGGCGTGTTCTTCTTCCGTGTGGTCTCCGTGTTTAATCTTGTTTCGGAGCCAGTACGCAAAGTCGTCCGCAGCACCCCGCAATCTTGGTGCTTCCATATACATCGCGGCTTCTGCTGGACTTTCACATTTTAACTTGATTTCAATCATTTTGTTTCATGCCAAACAATTGAA